TAAGTAATATTGATATGTGGTTACTTCCTTTTTTGGTTAAGCAGTTACAAGTTAGTAGAGAAAACAAATATACCTTGCAACAAATTGCTACTCATTTCGTCCTTTACCAGTTTTGATTGGTTAAGTTGGACTATCGTAAGGTGAAACTCCTTACTATTGATATTAGAAGGAACTAATAATCCCTTCAATGCCGAATAAACCATTTAGAAAATTTGTCTCATTTTTCTTTATGGTCGGTGTAATTAAGTTTACTTTTTTGGCTCATTTTATTATTGTTAATTTTATATAATAAAAATATATTATATAAAATGTCTTCGGCAAATACTAATTATGGCTCAGGTTCACTTGCTAACAACACTTCTGGAATACTTAACTCGGCATTTGGTCAGGATACATTAAATAAAAACACAAGTGGATATTGGAATACATCTGTAGGAGCATATTCTGGATTAAATAATAATTCTGGAATTAGCAATACGACAATAGGAACAAATGCGTTGCTATCAAACACAACAGGTAGTTATAATACTGCTTTAGGAACTGCTGCGTTGCTATCAAATTCAATCGGTAACCGTAATACAGCGATAGGGTCTAACGCGCTAGAATACAATACGGCGGATTCTAATGTAGCCATTGGAGCGCAAGCTTTATTTTCTAATACAACTGGAGCTAACAACTTGGCTATAGGAACATATGCTTTATTAAATAATACCACAACAGAAAATAATATAGCAATAGGCAACAATGCTTTGAAGGAAAATAAAGATACAGTAGGTAATGCGCAAAATAGCCGAAATAATATCGCTGTCGGAGTTAATACATTACAAGCTAATACAACAGGAGATTCTAATATAGCTATAGGAACAGATGCTTTGTCAAGTAATACTACTGGAGCTATAAATATTGCTATTGGTAAAAATGCTTTAAAAAGTAATAATACTATTAATGGAACACATAATATAGCAATTGGAAATTTATCATTAGAATCAAATATTAATGGTTATGATAATGTAGCAATAGGTCTCACATCTATAAAAAATAATACAGCAGGCCATAATAATATAGCCTTAGGAACAGCTTCATTATTTAATAATACAGGAGGAAACGAAAATGTATCTATTGGTAGTCAATCATTAAATAATAATACAGGAGGAAGTTCAAATGTAGCTGTTGGGTTTCAATCACTGTTCAATACTACAGGAAGTCAAAACACCGGGCTAGGATACAAAGCAGGCAGTTCAAGTGTAACAGGACAAAATATAACATGTATTGGATATAATGCGCAACCATCTTCTAACTCAGTTTCAAATGAAATCACATTGGGCGATGGTAGTATATCATCATTAAGATGTCAAGTGGGTCTTACAATAGTATCTGATGAAAGAGACAAAATAATTACGGAAAATAATTTGAATCAGGAAATGTCACTAAATTTTATAAAAAATGTCAATCCTGTTAAATTTACTTGGAATTCACGTCCATTAAAAATAAAAAAATATAACGAGGTTACTGGAGAAGAAGAATATGAAGAATACGAAGGTTTAAAAAATATTGACGACATCGGTTTCACAGCTCAAAATTTACTCGCTGCTCAATCAACAGCAGCATTTACTGTTCCTGGATTAGTTAATACGACATATCCAGACAAACTAGAAGTTACTCATGGAAAATTATTTCCAGTATTGGTGGCGTGTATAAAAGAATTGTCGTCAAAGATTGAGACGCTACAATCTGAGGTTGCTTTTTTAAAAAGCCGACCATAAATTTTAATTTGTCAAACTATGTTTATAATATCAATATTTTCCTTAATATATATACAAATATTTTATTTTATTGAAATATTTGTATTCGATATTCTTGAATTTTCAAATACTATTTCTCTCATTGTTTCATTTCCAAGAGGTAAAAATTAAGTGAATTTATTTTAGCAGCTTACAAATGTATGGAATACTATAGGTTTCCGCACACCACTTACTAAATCCCGAACCATGTTCATATACAGAATAGGAATTTATTTGGGAAGCAAAGGATAACAAATAAAAATCTAACAATACATTTTGTAACTTATTGTATTCCAAATTGTCTCCTTCTCCCATATGACATATTTCATTGAAATTCATTTTTATAAAAGGATAATATTTTGATATACTTTTTTTCAAATTAATATTATCAGAAATTAATAAATAATTATTTGTATTTGGTTGTAAATTTAATAAGTCGTGTTTTAATAACCTTAGTTTATTTGTTGTATTTATATTTATACATGATTCTTCTTCTGAATTATTGTTATTGGTATTATTATTGGTATTTTTATTAATATTATTCAATAATTCTTTGTCTCCATAACGAACATGTAAAACTATATATTCTTTTTTAATTAATGATAACCTAGATAATTCGGTTTCAATTAATACAGACAATTGATTTGTTGGTTTCAATATATGTTTCATGTATTCTTTATGCTCATCATCTATAAATACATTTGGATATGTTATTACATATACAAACTTGTGACTATTATATTTTTGCTGATTATATAAATAAAATGTGAAATCATTGTTTATTGTAAAATCATATGTTGATGTGATAATACTATTTTCTAAAATTTCGGGATTGTAATTAAGGGATTCAAATTTATTAATGTTAGGTAATATTATCTTGGATTGATTTGAATAGATTTCTAAAAATTGTGATACAGGATGATTACTCATATTTATAGCACATGTTAATCCATTCTCTTTACAATATTGCATTATAAAATAAGAACCACGAATAAAATCCCCTAATCCAGTTGGATTATAATTGTAGTTACTGCTATTAATATACTTATCTTGATATACATTTATAATTTTCTCTCTTTGTAGCTTGGAAAAATATAAAAACAAATCAATTTGTATTTTTGTATAAGGTTTACCTTTATATAATTCTTCTACTTCTTCTGGTTTTTTTACATTTTTTATAAAGTTATTGAAGTTTTTATTTGTATTGTTATAGTTTCCATTTATCATTATTTTTTCATTTGTGTATAATTTTTTTAATGGTCGTTTTTCTCTTGGCTGCGTGGGTTTAATGCCTGATATTTCTTTTGGTTTCATAAATGTATTTATTATATATTGAATAAAATAAATTAAAGTTTATTCGCTTTAAAATATATTATATTTTTATTATGTTAGACTTATTTAATCAAAAATACGATTACCAAACATTAAAAGAAAATATTTATGCCGTCAGTTTAAGAGATATATTAAAAACACAGAAACTATCTTCTGATTTTTGTGTAAAATATATTTTAAATACTAATTATCAACTTAATAAAGAAGATGAAAATATCAGTGTTTCAGAAGTTCTACAATTACAACCTCACATTTCTAGACAACAATTGTTGATTTCAATTTCTATTTATAGTCCAGACGACGACAGTTTTGAAGATTTTGACAGTTATTCCAAACGACATTAGTATTTGAATTATTATAACTGAATTAATTCTTTTGATACCACTTTTTCATAAGTGGAATCAAAAATATTTATTTCGATTGTTTTTACTAGGGTTTATTGTTATTTTATTTTTCTATTTTTTATTGTATTTATATATTTTTCTATATTTTATTGTTTTATAGTTTATTTATTTTATTTTATTGTTTATTTATATTGATTTAAGCAGTGCTGGAGTCAGCGGACTTTTGAAAGTGAGGAGACATAAATCTCTGAAGGTTGAAGTAGGTGAGCTCATCAGTGTTCTTCAACTTCAAAAGGGATTGAAGCTTGGAATCAGGGTTAATCTTGCGACCATTAGTCTTGTCCTGTAAATCGTGGGAGCGGATATACAAGTTAATCTCACGAGTCACATCCGTTCTAGCCATCTCAGTTCCCTTATCCTTTCCAAGGAAGGAAGCAAGCTCGTCACTAATGCGAGTGGGCTTCACAAATCCGGAAGGAGCACGACTACCAGTGCGCTTTCTCTTCTTGGAGCTGGACTTTTGAGCAGTCTTCAACTCGCGAGACCACTTCTTCTCAAGGTTTCTATACTCAGTCTTGAGGGAAGCAATCATAGAGCTTAGCTGGTTAAGCTTAGACATAAACTCAACAGATTGAGCGGCAATGGATGCCTCAAGCTCAGCAACAGCAGCATCCTCAGTGGAGGGCTCTTGAGCATCGGCCTTGGGAGCAACCACCTTCTCAGCCTTAGGAGCAACCACCTTCTCGGCCTTAGGAGCCTTGGGGGTCTTAGCCTTGGACTCAACAGGAGCAGCGACTACGGGAGTAGCTACAACAGTCTCGGTCTTAGGAGCAACCACCTTCTCGGCCTTGGGAGCCTTAGTGGTCTTTGCCTTTGCTTGCTCAACGGAAGCAGCAACAACAACAGGAGCGGGTTCGGAAGATTCAGAAGTCTTTGGTTTACTTGTCTTTGTAGGAGCCATCTTATTATACTATACTAAAGGAATATCTTTTTAAGCTGTTTAACGCATTAATATATATTATTTGTGATTGATTTAGGTCTTGTTAAATAATGTATATTTCATTTTTATTGTTTATGGTATCCTTCATTACATGTAGCTAAAAGCTTGATATAACCAAGGCAATGATGTAGCAGCATCTGGGTTTACTAAAGTTAACGCCCCAATTACATAATAGGCTCCTAAACATTTATTGTCTCTATCAATTCCATAATTTACAAATTTTTCTAAAATAACTAAAACATATTTGCGAATATCATCTATATTTTCCATTATATTCAATTGATTAAAATATACCACATTAGGAAATGGATTTCCTATAGGGGGGCATATTGCTCTTTTTGTCTCCATCGATAATGGAGCTCGATAATCCCATACATCTAATAATTCTCTCAACATCCGAATTAATCGTTGTTTATTTAAATCCATAAACCATTTTGAGTTTGTATAATTTCCTAAAGCATCCATATTTTGAAATAATGTTAGTGCACGTAGTTCCACTGATTTTTTCACAGTTATTTCCTCTTCCACTTGTTTGACTTCTAATTCGATATCATATTTTAACAATTTGCTTAATCTTAATAATCTATTCATATTTTGTATTGTCTCTGCCGATATAATAAGTCGATTATATGGATTTTTTATCTGTCCATTTTGCGTGGGTATCAGATTTTTAATAGACAACAAATCAAAACCATAAATGAATCCATCAATATCTCTAAAACTAAAAAACTGTTCATTCGCCAAATCAGAAATATTATCCATCGTCAAAAAATCGGTGACATTTGTACATAAATATTTTTTTTTGAAAGCAGGACCGCGGTATTTGATACATGCTCGAACAAAAAAACCTCTTGTTAATTTTTGTATTTTTACAGCATATTTCGATAAAAATAAGAAGGAATATATTTTTGAAACATAATCTGTTTTGTTTCCAGATATTTTTAATTTATATGCCGTATTTATTTGTTTCAATTGTGAAACATTGTAATTGTTTATCAAGAGAAAATCGTGCTGTGAAAAATTAGGAATTATCATAGTCTCGTTTGTCACTTTCTCTTGTTTCAATCCCATTCTAGCGCTATGACTTTTATAAATGTTATCACAAAATTCATCAAATAAAATTATTCCATTGGGTTTTTTCGATTGCTTTATTTTACTTCTTGTATTTATCTTATTTTTATTACTTATATTATCTACATTGTCTTGAATAATATTTTCTAGTATCAATTGATTATCTGATGGTAAATTCATTTCTCTCTTATAATTATATTATATTTGTATAATCTTTTTGTATCTTTTTTATTTATTATTTATTATTTTTATTGATTTTTTGTTTTATATTATTGCTTCTAATACGTGCTATAAAAAAATAAATAATAAATTAATTGTATTTGTTTATGCTCTAAATCTGAATTATTAATTATAAAAAAAATTGATTTAAAGATTCATTGTATAAATATAGTATACTATAAAACAAAATGAGCGACTCAATCATCGACGGAACTAATATTGATACTAATGTGTTTTCATATTCCAATCCCAAGGCACACGCTTCGGGTGGAAAGGTAGTTAATTTATATAATAAATTTAGCAAAGAATCATTATCTATATCAACCCCACTTATGTTAACTTGGGGTGCTCAAGAGGGAATGGACCAACAAAAAAATCCTACTGGAAAATATACTTTGGCTTTACAATTTCCTAATGCTGATTTCCCTAATGCTGATTGTGAGTTATTCCTTAAATCAATGCGTGCTTTGGAGGCTAAGGTTAAGGCTGATGCTATGGCACATTCAAAGGAATGGTTTGGAAAGGTTATTTCCAGTGCTGATGTTATGGAGGAAAAGTTCAATGTGATGTTGAGACATCCCAAGATTAAGGGAACTCAAGAACCTGATTTAACTAAGGCACCAACCTTAACTGTTAAGATTCCTTGCTGGAGTGGTGTTTGGAAGCCTGAGATTTATGATGAAAATGGTGAGGGACTTTATATTAATGGTAGTGTGAACAGCCATTTGACTCCACTTGAGTTCCTCAAGCCAAAGACCCACGTGATTTGCTTGTTACAATGCGGTGGATTGTGGTTTGTTAATGGCAAGGTATCCATTACTTGGAATTTGAAGCAAGCGATTGTTCAAAAGCCTAAGGCTTCTATGGAAGGACAGTGCTTTTTGAGACCCAAGGCTTCGGATAAGGAAAAGCTAAAGTCATTGCCTCCTCCAGAAGATATTGTTGAGCCTGATGATGGACAAGTTTCTACCCAGGTAATTGATTCAGATGATGAGGCTGATACTCCTGCTCCTACTCCGGTTCACGTAGCTCCTGTTGTTGTTGCTCCTGTTCAAGTTGAGCCTGTTGTAGTGGATGAAGCTGTAGAGGTAAAAGCAAAGAAGAAGATTATTCGTAAGAAGACTGATGCGTAAGTAATAAACGGATGCGTAATTAATAAATATAGTTAATAATTAAAATATAAAAAATATATCTAATATCATTAAAAATAAAAAATTTTGTTTTTTTTTATTTTTATTTATTGTAAAAATTAAATACTTAATTGATGATGTTATAATATTACAATATTATAATATAATGTCTAATGAAACAATAATCAATGCTATTTATGATGTATTTTCACCATTCGTTGGACGTGATAATATAAATATACAACAGCAAACTGAACCTATTTATATTGTAATACGTCGCTCGGAGCCTCTATGTTATTTTTTAGAGTTGTATATCTCTACGAGAGAAAACAATAATATATTAGTCCATAAACTTGATAATTGTCACGAAAAAACTATGGGAGCAAAGTTATTAAGTTCGGTAGAGATTTTAGCAAAACGCATTGGAAGTAGTAAAATCAGTTTAATCGATGCGTCTAAACTAGAAATAGCCGGTGCTTCTGTATCACTTAAAACATTATACAATCTAACAACAGGTCAAAGTTGGTATAATAAACTTGGATATATTTGTAAAGATGAAGATTATGATACAGCACTTAAAGAAAATAATACTAAAATTACAACAACTACTATGAGAGAATTTTCGGAAGAAATTGAAACGCAAATATATCAACCAATAGACACATTGTTAGAAAATATAAAAGAAGAATTTTCTGAGTTTGATTTAGATATTGACAAAACAATTCAGGAGTATTTTACTATTGTAAAAAACATATTACAGCAATATAGTAGTGCTAATAATAGAATAAAAAATAAAAATATTCGTTTATTAATAGATTTAGTTAATTTTGTAGATGATGCGAATATTATTACAACTCATGTGGTTAAGGATTGTATTTTAATTAAAGAAATGAAAACATCAGGTGGTAAGAGAGCTAGTCGTATAAATCGAAAAAGACATACTGTTTTTAAGAAAACCAAAAAAATACACCCACGTCTTCGTAAAAGGTCTTCACTTAATAAATTAAAACGCAGTAAAACAAGAAATAAATATAACAAATAAATATAACAAATAAATATAACAAATAAATATAACAAATAAATATAACAAATAAATATAACAAATAAATATAGAAATAAAACTAACACAAAACTATTTTTACAATTATATCCGATTTATAATTTATATTATATATATCTTTTTCTATTATTTGAGATATACCTTGCTTTTTTAATGTATAATATTGTTCCTTTTTCATATATAATTGGCTCACAGGTATTTGTATTTGTCTATTATTTAATGGTATACAAATATTTCTCTCACTCATAATTAAATTACTTATATCTGCTGCCTGTATTTTAGTTTCGATATAAATATTATTATCCTCATCTATCGTCATATTTTGAGGTAAATCGGGATTACATAAAACAATAATGTCGCCATTTGGACTGTCAAAATACAATTCATTATGCCATAGTGGAACCAAATAAAGTTTATTGTCTACATATAGCTTATAAATATTGTTCTCTAATAAATCATTGAGAGAAGGGTTCAATACAAAAATCATATCATTTTCATATTTTTGTTTTATAATGGATTCTATTCGCTCCAAGGTTGTATTACTTACGTGTAAAATGTATTTGTATTTAAACAAAAAATTATAAATTTCTAAGGTTGTCTCTTTATCTAGTTCTTCAAATAAGCTATTTAGAGAAATATTTGAATAACCAATCACAATGTCTTTTATAATTTTTATAATCAAATCTTTGTAACTACAATTACCTTGTAATATTTCATCAATAAAAACATTCAATAAATTTGTATACATATTTTTACTTTCAGAATGACATGAATGAGAGAAATAGTTATTGAAAAATTCTGACCCACTTTTATTTGGTTCTCGTGTATTACCATTTATAGTAATTAACTCTTTTAATAAATAATCGTATGCTTCGTTTATTTTTTGAAATTTTTCTTTTGATACTATTGTGTTACCATTTTTGTCTGGGTGATTTATTAATGCCTGTTTGTGATATTTTTTCTTTATATATTCTTGTGTAATATCCGATATTTTCATTTCATTTAAATTAATATCTAATATTTCAAATGCTTGTTGGATATCCATGGATTATACTTATTAAATAAAACAAATAACTTTCTAAATGATAAATAGGACGATAGTTATTATTATAAAATTTTAAAAAACTGTATGTTTTTAATAATGTATTAGACAAATTGTTCCTTTTTATTAATTTTTTATTTATTATTGTTTCTAAAATATACCAAATACAATCTGTAATGTCTAAATTATATATGAAAATATCGTATAAGTAGTCACGGAATTTGAGAAATTTTAAATTATTAATATCCAGCATCTCTTTCAAAATTTTATCGCAAATAATTTTGTGAGGATACATCAATTCATTGCTGTTTATATGAATATTTTTTATATTGGTAATATTTTCTATTTTTAAATCAGGAGGGAACTTAGTTTTACAGCATTTTTCATAAGATATTTTGGTTGGCCTAGACATATTAATTACCTCACAACAATTTAAAATATTATCAGGAATAAAACTAATTTCTTCGGTTATTAAAATAAATTTGATATCAATATTGGAATCATTATTGTTTTGCATATAACTGTAAAAGTTTTCTAATAATTCGCTATGTATATGATGAAATTCCTTACACACTATGATGCCAGATTTCTCTGTTTTTGCTGAAATAATATCTACGATTTGTTGATATATTTCATGCCATAATAATTTAGAATTACAACCTAAAAGAGACATATCTATTTCGTAATGAATATCACTAATTTTAAAATAATACACATCTTTGTTAAAAATAATGCTTAATTTTTTTTCATACTTTAGTTCTGAATTACTATATTTTTTAATAGCATATAGCATTTGACTGTATTTGCCTATTCCGCTCGTTCCGTAAAATATTAAGTTACCCATATTACTTAACTGCTTTGGAAATTTGGCATAATATTTTTCTAATTTTGGATGTAAATTTATCTTGTTTACCGCAGTAATATATTCTTCATAATGGGTTTCTTGAAATTTCATTATTATAAATTATATAATATTGTGTATACTCTTTATTATATAATTAAACATATACATAATTCAAATCCTTTTTCTCTCATTGTTTAGTTTCGTAATTCGTTTTGTTTATCATTTGTAAAAACTTAGAAACAATACAATTAAATTATATACTTGTTGTTATGAACTTAGTTAAAACAATTGAACAATTTGATAGCGATTGTATTTATTTTTGCGACCCAATTAAAAACAATATCATGAATGATGGAAACTTTATTAGAATACTATATTCCACATCTCTGTTTGTCCTAAATGGCATCTATTTAACATTCAACATTAATAACTCTACTATTGAAAAATATTATAACAAATATAAATGCTGTTTTGATGTTAATGAAAATATCAATACTATCGACAACATAAAAAATATTGAAACTAATATACTTAAAAAAATAAACATAAGAGACAAAATACCGCAAATAAAAATAACAGAGCAATTACGATGTGGTAATATTAAAATATTTTCTGAGCAGGAAGAAAATACATATAATAATGAAACCAAAAATAATCAATTCCTTTTAAAAATTGCCGGAGTTTGGGAAACCGATTTGTATTATGGAGTAACATATAAATTTATTAAATTATAATTATTTTT